ATAAGATATGTCTATTGTAATGTTAGGCTCAACATCAGGTAGCTGTACGCTTCAAGAGCAAGCGGTGGCAGGTACTACTGTTTTAACTTTGCCGACTACTAGCGGAACTGTAAGTCTTGATGGTCCAGCGTTTAGTGCTTACCAAAGTGTTCAACAAACTGGTGTTTCGGCAACTACATGGACAAAAGTAACTTTAACTACTGAAAATTTTGACACCAATAACAACTATGCATCTAGCCGTTTTACACCAACTGTAGCTGGATATTATCAAATTAATGGTTCAGTTACGATGGTTAGTACTACAAATACACATTTTATTTTTTGTGGTATTTATAAAAACGGAACTATATATGCTCAAGCGTCTGGCATTTTAGGAAATGCAAATTTTTATCCACAATCAACAATTTCTACATTAATTTATTTCAATGGTACAACTGATTATGTAGAATTGTACGCTTATGGAAGTGCTGGTGGTTCATATAGCATTTACAACACTTTAGAAAACACTAGCTTTAGCGGTGTTTTAGTGAGGGCTGCATAATGTACGACAAAATCATGGCTTTATATCCTAGCCTACAACCACAGGATTTTATAACTGTAATCCGCTTACAGAATGACAGCGATGGTCGTGGTGACTATATCGCCAAGTGGGAACATCCTACCCTACCCCGCCCAACAGATGAGGAGTTAGCATAATGTCCAGCATTCTCAACGCAACAACTTCCTCAGGCTTGGTAACAAGTGCTGACAACTCAGGCTCATTACAACTAGCTACTAATAACGGTACGACTGCTGTAACGATTGATACTTCACAGAATGTGGGTATTGGTACTAGTAGTCCTAGTTCAAAACTTCATGTTGCTGGCACAGGGTTTGTTTCTGACACTTTTCAAGTTAGCGGTACTGCAACAGCAGTAAATTCAAACGGAATAGGATTAGAATTTAGAGGTGGTAGTACACCAAGTGTTATTGCTTATTCTAGAGTGGGTTCTGCTTATCTTCCAATAACTAATAGTGCTTCACTACATACTTGGGACACTAGCGGCACAGAACGGATGCGTATTGACTCTAGTGGTAATTTGTTGGTTGGACTTACTACTTCTTCTGGAAGGTTAGCGGTCAAACAAGTCAGCGGAAATAATTTTGGCGGTGGCTTTACTTTAATGCGTTCCGACAATACAAATAATTGGCAGTTTGTTAATGGAAGCGATGATGTTTTATATCTTGGTTGGAATAGCGCAACAAGAGGAACATTCAATTCATCAACTGGTGCATATTCAGCCGTATCTGATAAAAATTTAAAGAAAAATATTGTTAATATTTCTTATGGTTTAGATGCGATAAAAGATTTAAAACCTGTTGAATATAATATGGTTGGTGAATCTGACGATGCTAAAAAACACTTAGGGTTTATTGCACAAGAAGCTAAAGAAGTTTTACCTTCATCTGTATCTGTAATGATGGGGGGCATTCTTGGAATGGATAGGACAGAAATTATTCCAGTATTGGTAAAAGCAATTCAAGAACTTAAAGCAGAACTAGATACAGTCAAAGTAACAGTAGAAGCACAAGCAGTCCGCATCGCTGAATTAGAAGGAGCTAAATAACAATGTTTTATGTTTACGAGCATATTCGTAAAGATACTAACATTCCTTTCTATGTTGGAAAGGGTAAGGACTATCGTGCCAACTCTAAACAGAATCGCAACATTTATTGGAAGCGTGTTGTTGAAAAGGCTGGCTACACCATCAACTATTTAGCCAAAGACATTGACGAAGAACTCGCCTATTTGTGCGAGCAAGAACGCATTGACCAGTTAAAGCGACTAGGTTACAAGCTGGCTAATTTGACTGTTGGCGGTGAAGGTGCGGGTGCTGGTGAATTGCATCATATGTGGGGTAAGCCACACCCTCAAAAAGGCATTAAAAGACCTTGGCTCAGAGAACGCTATCTTGGTGAAAATAATCCGCAATGGGGTAAAAAGTTTTCAGAAGAAACACGAAAGCAGATGTCTATTAGCAGAACAGGCAAGAAACTTAATAGACCGCTTGGAAGCAAGTCAGGCATGAAAGGTAAGGCTTACCCTGAAGAAGGCAAAAGAAAGCTATCAGAAGCCCTTAAAGGCAGACCATGTCCAACTAAAGGCATACCGCACACAGAAGAAACCAAAGCCAAAATGTCCGCAAGCCAAAAGGCTTATTGGGCAGAACATGGTAGTCCTAACACAGGTCGCAAGCATAGCGAAGAAACTAAAGCTAAGATGCGTGCATCAAGAGCAAAAAGAGTTTACACAGACGAGGATAAAATGAAAATCAGTCAAGCTGTTAAGGCATGGCATCAAAAGCGTAAGGAACAAGTATGACTACAATCATTAACGGCAGTTCGCCATCTATAACTTTTTCTGATGGCTCGGCACAAACAAGTGCTACAAGACCATTCCTCAACCGCATCATCAATGGTGCAATGGTGATAAGTCAGAGGAACGGCACTTCTAGTGCAACTATTTCAAATTCTACTGATACATATTACCTTGATAGATATGCGGCTTATACAGGCACAAACGCTAATAATACAATTCAACAAGTATCAACTGCTCCAGCTGGGTTTGTTAATAGCACTTTAATTACTATTGGTACTGGTGCATCTCCAGCCGCAGGAACTCCAAATTATTTGTATCAAAATATTGAAGGCTACAATAGTGCTGATTTGATGTGGGGTACTGCGGATGCAAAAACAATTACTTTATCGTTTTGGGTTCGTAGTTCTTTAACAGGCACATTTAGTGGTGCTTTATCAAATAATTCTGTAAATCGTTCTTATCCATTTACCTACACAATTTCTTCTGCAAATACTTGGACACAAGCAAGCGTAACTATTGCTGGAGATACTACAGGCACTTGGCTAACAACTAATGGTGTTGGTATTCGTGTTTGGTTTGATTTAGGCTCAGGTGCTAACTTTCAAGGTACTGCTGGTGCTTGGACTGGTTCAGACAGAAGAGCCGCAACAGGGTCTGTTCAATTAGTCGCTACTAGCGGAGCAACATTCTACATTACTGGTGTGCAATTAGAGGTAGGCTCTACAGCTACTAGCTTTGATTACAGACCTTATGGAACTGAATTGGCTTTGTGTCAGAGGTATTTTGTCAAAGATTTACAAGATAATACTAATGCTACATTTTTATGTGGAGTCGTTGATATAGCAACACAAGCAAATAGGTGTGGAATGAGATTTCCTGTTTCAATGCGTTCTACCCCAACAGCAGCAATAGGGGGAACTTCAAACCCTAGAGTATATGACGGGGCACAAGCACCAACAATTACAGCTATTGCTGCCAATACCTCATCTTCTTTTGGTGCTTCTTTAGCATTTACTGCAAGTGTTGGTGGATTAACCATTGGTCGTGCAGCAATTATTATTGACAATACTGCATCATTCATAACCTATTCATCGGAACTATAAATGTATAAATTACAAAAAGATAACTTATCAGGAAAAATAGTGTCTATTGGTTTTGTTAATAATCCGCTTATTTCTATCCCTATTGCGTATGACAACACCGACTACGCTAACTTCAAAAAAGAAATCTTAGCTGGTGCAGAACTTCAAGATGCTGATGGGAATGTGATGACAGATGCTAAAGACTATGTGAGGACGCTACCGTGACAGAAGCAGAATTAAAACTCCTAAGCCACGAAGAAGTCTGTAAAGTTCGATACGAACAGATACACGCTAGACTAAAGAGACTAGAACAGATTCTTATAGGCACTGCTGGATTCATTATTATAACTTTGTTAACCTTGGTACTTAAATGAGTAGACCACATTCCGTAGGTAAAAACCTAACTGCTAATCTTAAGACAACTGTCTTTACTGTTCCCACTAGAAACATTGCTAAGTGGACTTTATCACATATTAATAATCATACTGGTAGTAATAAATCAGTTAGTCTTTGGTGGTACGATTCCAGCGAAAATACTGAGATTGTGATTATTGACGGTTATAATCTTGATGCTAGAAAATATGTACAGTTTAATGGCGGTGCATATATAGTATTAGACGAAGGAGATGAGATCCGAGTACAG